TTAACTACTGTTGACAATAGCGAGTTAGATGCGTCTTGTACATTAAACGCTAGTAGAGTAAATCCTAGTCCAGTTCGCGACGGCTATTTAGGTTACTTATTAGGAGATGGTATTCCTGCAAACGGTGAACAATTCGGTATAGGTATACATTTTCCTGAAGATCCATTTTTAGGCGATTTCTTTTTGAGGACAGACTATTTGCCTAATCGACTATTTAGATTCGATAACACACGTTGGGTCAAGTACGAAGATAATGTTCGTATGACCATGTCGAATACTGATTCTCGACAAACATTAAAGACCAGCTTCATTAACAATACTAACAAAACGTTGTTAAATCCTATCAGTTCTGACACATTCATTGCTGTTGATCCGTATGTGTTTAATGCCGACGATATAACTAATTTTACATTAGATTTCAATATCTATTCAGAGTTTTCTACGGTATTAACATCTATACCTTATAATGTTAAGAACGTAGCAAAAGTTATTATAAATGATCGTATTGCGTCAGTATCTGCAATTAGAAACTCTAGCGGACGATGTGAGTTTGATATCTTTGATCTTGTAGTATCAGGTGTAACAGTTAATTGGACTATATACAAATCAGAAATCGACGAAAGACAAGGTTTGTCGAAAGTTCTTAAGTTTAGACCCGAAGCAGACATTTAAAGAGGAAATTCATGCAGTATTTTTACGATTCTCAGATTAGACGGTATCTTACTCAAATGGTTAGAATGTTAAGCGGATTCAAATGGCAATCTCTTGACGGTAAACTTAATACTGTTCCGGTTATTTACGGTGACATGTCAAAACAAGTTGCCATGCTTATTAAAGAAAACTCTGAGTCAAAAGCACCGACAGTTCCAAAGATTGCAGTTTATATTTCCAATTTAGATTTAGATAAATCTCGCCTTAGCGATTCAACATTTGTTTCTAAGGTCAATGTAAGAGAAAGAAAGATTGATCCTGTAACTGGTAGGTATCTTAACGAACAAGGATTCAATTATACTGTTGAACGTCTAATGCCAACTCCCTACTCTTTTACAGTAAAGGCAGATATATGGACTGCAAATACTGATCAAAAGTTACAAATTTTAGAACAAATTCTAATGTTGTTTAATCCTAGTTTGGAAATACAAACAACAGATAACTACCTTGATTGGACTAGTTTATCAGTAGTTTACTTGTCCAATGTTAACTGGTCATCTCGATCAGTACCGCAAAATACCACAGAAAATGAGATCGATGTTGCTACATTAACATTTGACACTCCTATATGGATCAGTGTTCCGGCTAAGGTTAAGAAGTTAGGAGTTATTACTTCTATTATAACAAACATTTTTGACGAATCTAATGTACCAATGGGTGAAATTGCATCTACTCCAGGAGACTTTGATATCTTAGTTTGGAATGGAGAAGCCAGTTTAATTGATCCAAAAGCTGCAATTCTAACATTAGCAGAAACTTCTGATGTTCCTTTTGAAAGATATGGATTAAATTATAACTGGGCAATGTTATTAGATTTATTGCCATTTAAATTTAAAGCAGGAGTAAGTCAATTATTCCTAAGACAAGAGAACGGATCTGAAGTAGTAGGTACAGTTTCTATAAATCCCCTAGATGAAAATAAACTCGTTATCAACTTTGATCAAGACACATTCCCTACTAATACACTAATTACTAGTCAGATTTATCCTGCCGGATACGGGTATGTTGATGCTATTGTAGATCCGTTAAGCAGTGGACCTGCTAGAACTTTTCAGCTTAGTGTTCCGGTAATCGAAGCAGGTACTAGATATTTAATTTTAAATGATATTGGTAAAACTTGGGAAGAGCCAGTAATAGAAGATAACCCCGACTACAACGAAGAAGATTATCTTGCTGATCCAACTAATTATAAAATCCCTCAAAAACGTGTGCAGAAAATTAATGGTAAAATTATATACACTACTGTAGTAAACGAAGACGGAGCAGATGCTTGGAAAAATTCCGACGGTTCAGATTTTATTACCAAGTCTAATAATATAATCGAATGGGACGGTACTCAGTGGATAACTGTATTTAATTCAGAAACAACTACTGCTATAACGTATGTTACAAATCTCAAAACTGGTATTCAATATAAGTGGGCAGACAATGAATGGACTAAATCTGTCGACGGCGAATACTTTAGAGGCAAGTGGCGCTTAGTTCTATAATCAGTATTGAAATTATTTGTTAGTAGTACACTTAAATATTCGATGAAATCTCGAATAATTTGTTCAGGCGCATTGTTTTATTCCATAAAAACTCAACGTATTCTTCTGTTACAAAAATCCGAAGGCAAACACGCTGGTACTTGGGGATTAGTCGGCGGAACTAATGAGGAAGGCGAAACTGTTTGGCAAGGATTACAAAGAGAAATACAAGAAGAAATCGGGTCTATTCCTAGTATAGTTAAAACTATTCCGTTAGAAACGTTTGTATCAAACGACTGTATTTTTAATTTTCATACCTACTTGTGTGCAGTATCTGATGAATTTACTCCAGTGCTTAGTAAAGAACATTCTGGATGGGCGTGGTGTACATTAGATCAACCGCCTAGACCCGTTCATCAAGGTCTTAAAAATTCGTTCAGTTCTAAAACAGTTAGATCTAAATTAAAAACAATATTCAAAGTATTAGCAATAGTATGATAGTAGTAACTGGAGCATATGGATTCATAGGATCAAATCTAGTTAGGAGATTATGCGAACAATCTAAAACTGTAGTAGCAGTTGATTTCATACAGCGTCCTTACTTAGATGACTTGCCAGTTACTTTTGTTCATGCTACAGAATTTTACAATAACTTAGAGCAGTATACGCTAGATACAGAAGTTATATTTCACGAAGGAGCAATTTCATCAACTACAGAAACCAATGTATTAGCATTACTTGAAAAAAATGTACTTTGCAGTATAAAGCTCATTGACTTTTGTCAACGCGAGAAAATACCCCTGTCCTATGCATCATCTGCATCAGTATACGGAAATATGTCAGTTGAAGAATGGGAAAATCCCAATAAACTGCTCAACCCTTTAAACCGATATGCTGAATCTAAAAAAGTAGTTGACGAATATGCTAGTTTTATGTTTGATAGTAAAATACCTTTACAGGGATTTCGATATTTTAATGTATACGGACCAAATGAAACGCATAAAGCAGGTCAATCAAGTCCGCATTTTGCATTTACACAGCAGTTACATTCAACTGGAAAGATTAAATTATTTGAAAATTCAGATAAGTTTTTTAGAGATTTTGTTTCGGTTGGTCAAGTAATTGACTTTAAACTTTCGATGTTATCCAAGGGAATTTCCGGAATATTCGATGTAGGAACAGCTACACCAATATCGTTTTATAGTGTAGCTGTTGAAGTATGCAAACAAAACGGAATTACTGATTTTAATTCAGTTTTTGAATATATTCCAATGCCTGATAATTTAAAAGATCATTATCAGCAATATTCAAAAGCAGTTATGTATTAAGCTCGAACAATAATTATATCTGAGATCATTTCTAAGTTCGTTGGTCCTAAGTTGATTATATCCTAGAACGTATGTTCTGTGTAGCGATATCTATATTAGTTGTTGTTAACCCAAGGAGGAGAATTGTTAGTAATAACTGGTCGCTCGATTTGTCTTTTTATCTCTTTGTTGATATCACTTTCCTGTAACCCTGCAATTTTATTCTGTATCCAGGAAACAACAGTTTCCTGGGTCAATGAGTCAAATGGAATAAAAGTACTACCAAGTTTTTCGTCATCACTAAACTGTGTGACTCCATCGAATTTGCCCTCTGTATTATTCTCATCAGTGCCTATCTTTTGCCAAATAACTGCTATCACAAATTTAGTGTACGAATTTATATCTTTTGTTTTTAAATTAAGTATATTCCAAGAATATGTAATCATTATGCTTCCCTATATTGTATTAATTATTAATTTTGCTTGATAATTCTGCTAGTTTTAAATTCAATAAGTATGCTTTCATTCATCTATAAAAAGCCTGGAAAATGGCCGGCTAATTCAGATTGCATCATTGATTCTAAATATTCTGTCGGGTTGTTAATAATTGTTGTAATTACTGTATCATCAGGCACGATACTAATTCCCTTAGCGGAACATGCAGTTGTTAATTTTTCTATCATAATAGATCGCCAACGAACATATATATCCGGAATTAATGGTATACTATCATTTATATGTTCTTTATATAACTTAATAAATTCTTCTATATATGTATGAAAATACAGTTCGGAGATAGTTTCTCCATACGTTGTTTGTATTGTATCTGTTATTTGATCTAAAATTTCTTCTATTGTCATATTTATACTCCTAAATTAAGACATTCCCCAACCCCAAACATAACATTTGGCTGTGCCTCCTGTTTGATTGGTATTATATTGGACAGTAGCAGACTGATTGCTAGCCCAACCAGCAGAGAAAACATCAAGATTTGTCCCCGTAGCAGCAGATCTGCCAGCACTTCCTGCTATTATCATCCACAATGATGTAAAATATCTCGGTAAGGAAAAATTCCAATAAGTATTATCTAC